GGGGATTTAGAAAACTCTTGGTATTTTGGAAACATGAATAGAAGTACTTATCAAGATAATGGAGTTGAATTAAATCCTTTAGCTTCTGAATATTTTCCTACTTCTAATATAGCTACTATTACTACAATTAATGGAGTAACTCAAGGAAGAAGTATAATCTATGCTCAAGAATCAGGAGTAGATGCTGATGGTGCTGCTTTACCAGCTTTTATTCAATCAGGTGATGGAGATATTGCTGATGGTGAAACTTTTAGTTTTATTAATAAAGTTATACCTGACTTTCAAAATCAAGTTGGAAATGCTATTATTACTTTAAATGTTAAAGACTATCCTAACGATACAGCAACTGTAGGAGAAACTTTGACAGTAGATAACACAACTAGGTTCGTTAATACCCGTATTCGTGGTAGACAAACTAATGTAAAAATAGAAAATAATGCTTTAAATGATAATTGGAGATTTGGTACTCTAAGAGTAAATATAAAACAAGATGGAAAAAGGTAAATACATAATAAGACCAGCTCGAATATCTGATGCTGTTCGAATAAGAGAGTTATTAAAAACGTGGCTTAAAGAGGCTCCTTTTAACTTTGGAAATACTAATAATACTAAAGCTTTAGAAAATATAGTGTTTTACATTAAGAATAGTTTTGTTATAGTAGTAGAACATGAAAATATTATTGTAGGTACACTCGCTGCTACTATTGATCAAACATGGTACAGTGATAAAAAGTTCATGAGAACTTTGTGGTTACACGTTAATCCTAATCATAGAAACTTTAGGATCTTTCGTTCTGTAATGATAGTTTTTAAAGAATACGCACTAGCTAATAAAGTAACTGCGATATGCGAAATCTTTCAAGGTAAAGACGTTGAAAGAAAAGACAAGGCTTTTATTAAATTAGGATTTAAAGTTATCGGAGGAACTTATATAGTCAATGGGTAGTATTTTCAAACCAAGTGTTACAACAGTTCAGTCACCATCACAGTCAAATACTGCGTATGATATCCCTGAATATTTTAAAGAAATTCAAGAAGCGACTTTAAGAAAAGGTCAAACAGAATTTAGTAAACCCTATGAAGCTTACACTGGTCAACGTGTAGCTCAACTTGATCCTTACGAAATTCAAGCAGGGAATATATATCAAAATCAAATTTTACCACAATCAGGACAACTTGCAGGTATTGGTCAAGAAATAGCTAATGCAGGTGCTCAAACTTATGATGCTGCAACAGCTCAAGCTTATGCTAACCCATATGAAAATCAAGTTGTTTCGGGAGCTTTAGGAGATTTAAGAGAAGCTTATGGTCAAAGTAGAAAAGCAATGAGTGCATCAGCAATTGGTGCAGGAGCTTTTGGTGGAGAAAGACAAGGTATAGAAAATGTATTAGGTGCAGAAAGATATATAGATAGTGTAGGAGATACATCAGCAAGATTAAGACAAGCTGGTTTTGAATCAGGTGCAAATAGATTTATGGCAGATAGAGGTTCTCAAATGTCAGGACTAGGAGCTAAACTAGGTGCAGCACAAAGTCAAATATCTGGCTTACAACAAGCTTCAGCGGGACTTGCTGGTTTTGGAACTCAAGCTCGTGGTATAGCTCAAGCAGGACTTGCAGAAGGATATCGTGACTTTATAGAAGAAAGAGAATTTGGTGGTAATCAAGTTAAACAAATGATTGGTGCGTTATCAGGAGCTCCTATAAGAAGTTATGGAGAAGAAAGAACTGGTTATACTACTACACCAGTCGCTGGACCGAGTACCTTTGGTCAAGTTGCAGGAGCATTTACTGCTATGAAGTCTGATATAAGATTAAAAGATGATATTAATTTAGTTGGTAAATCTCCATCAGGAATTAATATTTACACATTTAAATATAAAGGTGATGATAAAACATATCAAGGTGTTATGGCTCATCAAGTTCCTGAAGCTTCTTTCGTTGGCGATGATGGATATTTAAAAGTAAATTACACTAAACTTGATGTAGAGTTTAAGGAGATTTAATGGCTTTACCAGAAGAACTTAAATACAAATATTCCGATGAAACTTTTAGGGCTGATAATAAGAAATTAGAAGGTAAAGATTATAATTATGATGATAATGAACTTGTCATGAGAGATGGATCAAAAGCAGATTTAGGTGAACAAGAAATAATTACAACTGATGATGGTAAATTTTCTATTGATATAATGGGAGCTTTATCTAATGTAGGTGATGCTGCAGGATCAGCTTTATCCAGTATAGGAAGTACTGTAGGAGATATTGCAAGTTCTACGGGAGAAGTTATAGGAGATGTAGTAGATTCTACAACTGGATTTGTTCAAGACGTAGGATCAAATCTTTCTGCGATAGCTCAAGCTGTTCCTAATAAAATAGAAGAAATATCTCAAGATCCAGATAAGAAAAGAAATTTTATGAGAGGTCTAGAAATTATAAATGCTTCTTCAGGTATTAAACCTATCAGTCAAGCTAAATCACCTTTAGGTGCTGTTGCTGAAGGATTACTTAAAGCTGAAAAAGGATTTATTGCTACAGATTTAGCTAAATTAAAAGCAGAAAATAAAAATTTAAATAAAAATTATAGTCGTAAAGATTTAGCTATGAACGCAGATTTTAAAGATTATAATGATAAATTTAGAGCTAAACAAAATGATTTTAGGTCTACTGAATTAATTTATAGTATGGCAAAAAAAGCAGCAAATGAGGGAAAAGAATTACCAACTGGTATTATTCAAAAATCTTTTGCGGGATTTGAAAAAGCTATTACTGAAATTCCAGGCGGAGCTAAAATATTAGATGGTTTACTTAGTAGAAATAAAGATAGTACAAAAATGAATTCTGAGGATGCTGTAATTTTTAAAGATTTATTACAGTCTGCTGTTAAACAAAAAATTGTTAGTAGAGTAAAAGAATTATATCCTGTATCTAATAAAGACATTGAAATTTTATTACAAACTGTAGGAGATGTAGGAACAAGTCCTGAAGCTCTAAGACGTTTGATTGCTATGCAAATGGGAATACAAGATATTGAAAAAACTCAAAAAACATTTGTTAATGAATTATATTCTGACGGAGATATGAATTTTAGAGATAACTCTTTAGCAATGTCTGAACAACAACTTCTTAAAAAATATAAAGATGAAGTTAGACCAGAAACTTTAGAAGCTCTGTATGGTAAAGACTATGGAGATATTTCTGCTGCTGGAATGGTATCAGCTAAATATTATCAAGACTTAGAAACTAAATTTTCAGAAGATAGTCCTGATTCTTTTTATAATATATTTACAGAGGAACAAACTAAAAAACAAGAAGATATAATAGATCAGATTGAAAAGTTTCAAAAAGAAGATGGTAAAAAAGATTTACCTTTATAAGATAAAATGATATGGCAGAATTTAATGAAGAACAAAAAAACTTTTATAATAGCCTAATATCTCAAGATATTGATGCTGACACTGCCAATAAATTAACTACTGGTGAACTAAGTGCAGCTGATTATAAAGCATCATTAGAAAAAACTAAAACTAATACACAAGAAGAAATGTTTGAAGCTGAGGGTTATGACGTAAAGTTAATGACCGAGACAAAAGCTAAGAATGCAAAAAAAACTAAACAAGCTGCTGAAGGTGCCGCAGCAGATGATATTTCTCAAGAAAGTATTTATTTAGCAGATTATAAACCTTCTAAAAAAGATATAGTAAAATCCTATGGTATAAATGCTGATATAGATAATGAACTTCCTAAAGGAATTAGACTTGCTTTAGGACTAGGTATAGCTAATGAAGATTTAGCAGTGATTGATGCTAAGAAATTATACAAAAAATATTTAATAGAAGATAAACAATATGATAAAGATTTAGTTGAATCATTAAATGAAAAACTTGAATTTAAATATCAAGAATTACCTGATCCAGAAGGGAAAGGAAAAACAAGAGTTTTTACTTATAGAGTTCCAGAAGAATTAGGTGGAACAAATAAATGGACAGTTACTAACTCTCCTACAATTCTTCCTACAGCTGGAGATTTAGCAGCAATAGCAGGTGATGCTGGTGTAGTTGCAGCAGCTATTGCGGGAGGAATGGCTGGAAGTACAGTAACTCCAATAATAGGAACGATGGCAGGATCTGCAACAGCAACGGGACTTGCTGAATTAACTAAACTATACACTGGTAGAATTAAATATGATCTTGCTTCAAGTTTAAATGATGATCAATTTTTTGATATGGCAATAAAACAGGCTGGACTTACAGCTGGAATAGATGCAATTGCAACTCCTGCTTTTTTATTAGCTGGACGAGGTGTTAAAAAAATGTTTATGACTGCAGCAATGGATAAAATATCTGCTGAAACCATAGAGAATATGATTAAGTCTGGAAAATTTGATGATGCTTTATTGAAAAATTTAGATGAAGCTAAAGCTATTTTAAAAGATAATGGTATATCAGAAAAATTAGCAGATGAATATTTAGCAGTTAATGTTGCTAAAGCTTTTAAAAATCCAGCTCTAAAACCAAAAGATGATGTTTTTGAAAAAATAACTTTTTCAGAAGGTGAGGAGATGGCTAAGAAAAGTGCAAGGATCAGTGAAGTAGAAAGAAAATTAATTAAACAAATGTCAGGATTAGATGATGTTAATATCAGTTCAGGTCAAAAAGATGAAATTATAAATGATATTAGTTCTCGAATAAGAAATATAAGACAAACAGAATTAAATGATGCAGCATCACAAGTTAAATTAGCAGAAGGTAAGGTAGATGTAATAAAAAAAGATTTATTACCTGATCCTGAAATTTCTTACATAGATAATATTGGAATTACTTTTAATGAATTAAATCAAGGAATTAAAAAACAATTAACTTTTTTAGAAACAAAAATTGATAAAGGTGCTTCTAAAAATAATATCAGAGTAGATATAAAAACAAAAGATTCAGTAAAAATATTAAATAAAATTATTAAAGACCATAATGAAAAACTAACTCAAAAAATGAAAGTCCCTAATAAAAAAAATGGTTTGATAAATGATAAAGAATATATGAAAAAGTATCAAGCTAATCAATATGTAAAAACTATGGAAGAAACTTTAGCTGGTGCTGGTGCAAGAGGAGAGGTGGTAAGTGTAAGTCAAATTTTAAAAGATGGATTAAAAAGTTTAGATAATATGTCTTTTAAACAAGCTGTAACATGGAGAGCTATTTTAAGAGGAGCTGAAAATAATAAAGCTCTTCCTCAACCTATTCTTGATTCTATTAGAAAAGTAAAAGGTGCTTTTAATGAATCTATTGATAATGCTACAAGTGGTAATTTAGCATTAGCAAATGATGTTGCAAAATTTGATTCTTTAATGGTAAATTATAGAGGTTCTTTTTTAAATCAACTAGCAAATGAAATTGGCGCAGGTCCTGGAAAAAGAGTAACATCTCAAATTGTAGGAAGAGTAGGAAATAATAGAAGTATATTTGAAACTTTTGTAAATAATACTAATGAATCAGTTGATCAAGCTTTTAGATTAAAAAATTTAATAGACAGCAACCAACTATCTGTATCTCAAATAAATAAAATAAATAATTCTTTATATGAAAATTATTTTAATAAAGTTGTTGCAAAAAATGTAAGTGGAAAAGGATTACAAACACATGATGATTTTATTAAAGAATATGGAGAAAATTATCAATTAATTTTAGGAAATGAAAAATATTCTAAATTTGTTAAATCAAATAAAGATGCTTTAAAAGTAATGGATGATGCTGTTGCTAAACAAATAGCAATAAGAACTTCTGTATCAGAAGCTCTTCCTGGAATGCCTGTTAATATATTAGATACAGGAGTTGGAACAAGTATCGTGGATCAACTTTTAACTAAAATGAAAAGTAATGATGTTACACAATTAATAAAAAATTTAAGTAAATCTCAAGATGGTTTAGCTATAATAAAAGAAACTAGACAAGTGATGGTTTTTAAAATGTTAAACGATAGCTATTTAACAAATAGTCAAGGTCAAGTATTGAATGGAAGAATTAATGGTATTAAATTAGATGAATTTATAACAGACAATAAAGAAATATTAGATCAATTATTTAGTAAAGAATTTACTTCAACTTTTAGACAAATATCAAGTTCTTTAAGATTACTACAAGATGATTCTTTATTAGGAAGTATTAATGCTTTAAGTCTTAAAGATGCAGCTACTACTGCTGGTCAATTTATAGATATTTTTGCAGGGCCTTTGAATCACAAAAGATTAGTTGTAAGTAGAATGGCTTCACTTTTTGAAAAATTTAAAATGGGTGGAGATAATATAAATTTACTAATGGATTATAAAATGGCAATTGAAGCAGCTAAAAAAAATGCTTTAGGTGGAAATTATAATTTAATATTTGATACTTTAGGTAAATCTAATAAACCAGTTTATAGAAGTTTATTAACAAGACTAAGAAGGGCTATTTATAGTAAGGATTCTATATTAGGATATAAAAGAAAGTTTAAAGGTATTAACTCTCAAACACTTCTTACAAAAGAATATCTTAAAGAGAAAAGTAATATAGATGAAAAAGGCAATCAAACTTTTACTAAGAACTATGAGGATCCAATGCCTGATGAACCAGATGTTACTACAGCGGTTGATAATGTACTATCAAGTCTAGGAAAAAATGCTAAAAATGAAGTTATAACTAGAACAAAAAGATTACTTACACAATTTAAAGATGCTTGGTTTAAAGATGAAGGTTTAAATGTAGATTACAAAGAACAAGAGTTTAACGAGAGATTAAAATAATGACTAAAAGCACAACTTCAAT